TTATAAAGGTGAGAAGGAACTCTTAGATTATTATAATAATGAGATTGTTCCAAAAGTAAAGGAAATATAGCAAGTAGATGGAATTACTTATATTACTTCTACTTGTTCAATTATGGATGATAAAGAATAGGGGCCTGTAATCAAGCACGCTGTTATTTCTTTTATAGTTGATACTATGGAGGTGTAATGATGAAAGGTTTAGATATTCTTATTTATATAAATGGAAAGGTAGTGGGCGCGCAGGCATCAGCGCAATTGAATAGAACCACTAAAATAGTTGATATCTCTAATAAGATTACCTTAGATTGGGATAACTTTGCTATTGGTTCTAAGTCGTGGAGTGTCTCTTGCGCCGGCGCTTACATTGTAGACGATGAAGCCTTTCAAGCATTAGAAACCGCATACTTTGAAGGTAATCCAGTAGAAGTGGAATTTAAGAAAGAGGGCGTCCTCACTATGAAGGGTCAAGCTATTATTACAAGCTTCCCTCTGAATGCGGTTTTTAATAATGATTTAAGCTATTCTATTAACCTTCAAGGGAAAGGAGCTTTAACAAAATGAGAGTAGTAAAATGGGGTTGTTTCATTTTTAAAATTAACTTAACTATGGAAGTTATTGAAAACTTCTTCTCCCTTGGCTATAATAAATTAGAGGTTAATAAAGATTTAATGCGCTTAATGCGCCTTCCCGCTCTTCCAAAAGTAAAGGAAGCCTTAAAAAAGGAAATAACCCCAATTACTCCTCTTTTGGTTAAAGAATTAAAAAAGAAATGTGCGGAAATGGGTAAGTTAGATTCCTATTATAAATTATCTCCACAGGATATTTAGCTTGCCTATTCTGGATATATTAAATTAATCTATAACCTTGGAAACTTATATATAGTAGCAGAGAGAAAATCCAAAGATGCTTAGGCTCAACCCTTTATTTTTAATGAAGAGCTAAGCAGAGAAGAAACTTTTAATAAAGTTGGATTGGAGGTAAAATAATGATAGATTTAACTACTTTATTATAGAACATGGTAATTACTACTCCTGCTCCAATTTAGATTACTCAATAGCCTATTATTCAAACTTAGGAAGATTATGAAGTTCCAAAAGTAGATATAATGAACCAAATTGGATTGGCAATTAAAAGGAGATAATTAAGATGAAGATAAACAACATTGACATCTCAAATTATTCTGCTGAATTAATTAATAGACAAGTAGCAACCGCAAATATTGATTCAATTACTGATTGGATTGATGAGGCTTGTGAAGGAGTTTTATTAAGACAAGACTATGATTTTAAGACTATTGCATTAACTTTCTTAATTACAGAAGTTTCAGAAGATTAGGCTTATAAAAAGATTAGCGCTCTTACTAAAACCTTAGAGAAAGCAGAAATTAAATTTGATGATATTAATTTATTATTCCCTTGCGCTCTTCAAGGCTCTACAATTCCAGAAAGAGTTCGTAATGCCCAATTTAAAATTACCTACACATTAAAGAATGATTGGGCAGTAGGAGAGCCAATAGCACTATCCTATGATATTACTTAGGTAGACGCTTATAAAATATAGGTAAATTATGTTAGAAACTGGTCTGATTCAATAGGTTATTACACTTAGTGTTTTGACGAAGAAGAAAAAACCCAGTTAATTGCTCAGGAAATATATTATGTAGGTAAGAGCCAAATTCCAACAGTAGCGCAAACCGCAGATGATTGGAACTCTTTCTTTATGTCTCTTGGCATTGATATAAACAAATATAAAGAATCAAATACTTTAAATGGTTTTGCCTTTAATGAAACTGAATATTCAGCAGAGGCCGCACAAGCTTGGTTTGCCGCAAATGATTCTTTGACTGTATACTATAATAGGTACAGAAAAGAAGGCTATGCTGATGTTCCAGAAGACACTAATTATCCATCTATTGTCTGGTCTACTGGGGCAGATAATACTTATTATTTTGACCTTAAATGCGGCAATGGATGGGATATAAAAGACTTGACTATCTTTGTTTATGGCAGATGGTTCTAGGCGGCCACCGGCGGCAATGGCCCAATGTTTGGTGCGGGTTCTCCTAAGTCTTAGCTCAATATGACTTTAAATGCGCCCAATATAAACATTGAAACTGGTGATACATTAAGAAATTATAAAGTTTTTGAGTCCTCTAAATCCTCAGCGCATAATATAGCAATAATTACATTGGAGAATATAGCTTACTTACCTTTTAGAAAATATGGAATCGATTGTGATACTATTGGAAATGAAGGGTATGCTGAGATAATCTTCAATGGAATTACCTTAGATAGAGTACCTGTTGGTTCTTTAATATTAGATTCTAATTTAACACTTTTATATAAAAGTGATGTTGCCGCAAAATATTGTGAAGTTTGCAGAGTTCAAGTTTATTATAAAAAACAATTAATTAGAGATTTAGTGCCAATAGCGGGAAATGTAAAGAATTGTTTTTATAATGACTATGATGGCGGTCTCTATGATATTAATACTATGGAATTCTTTCCTTGGTCTAAAATAGGCGGAGATACTGGTGCGGCTCCTTAGAAATATATGCCTTTGCCGCCTGCGGATCCCGGCCCAACTCCTCCCCCAGAGAAATATCAATTAATTGTTAATGGAGGTTCTGGCGATGGACTTTATGAAGCCGGCACCTTAGTATTTGTAGATGCTAATGAAGCGCCAGAAGGACAAGTGTTTAAACAGTGGATTATTAATCAAGGCAGTCCCGCTCTAACAATAACAGAATAGAAGACTTCTTTTGCTATGCCAGCTGAAAGAGTTGAAATTACTGCTGAGTATGAAGATAAGCCTCCTGAACCTCCCAGGATTCTGCCTTATTCTAATATGCCTAAACTTGAAGCTGAGACTGTGATGGGCGCTGATGCCGATGTATGGGCACAGAGCACTTCGGCTTCTAGTCCAGGACTTCCAAGAGCAGGTGGAGAATTTGTAGCGGTTTATTCTGTTCCTAATGTTGAAGGTTCTTGGTCAATTCGCAAGGCTTCATATTATACTGTATAGGCTACTGGAACAGACCAGTGGGGACGTACTTATGTTCATTATAGATTGAAAACGAATTCAAGCCAATATGATCAGTCAATAACATTTACTCCTTCTGATGGCAGTCCCGCAATCACGCAGGCATTTGTTGTTAGGGGTCTATTCTAATAATGGAGGTTAATTATGATAAGTAACATTAATACTTATCCTAATCTTCAATTTAACCCTTTCCCAATTCCAGAATTTACTGTTATTGAGATTTATAGAGATACAATAGCTAAGGATAATTCCCTTGGCTATTGTATTTTACCAATTGAAGGTTTGGATGATGCGCAAATTGAAACAAAAATAAGAACATTAGTAGATGGAAGTAAGCCAGAAGGATATTAGAATTTGGCTGTTTTAAATAAAGGATTTAACCACAAAATTTGTTATGCGGTTTGGTATACTGATACTGCGCCTGAGTTCCCCAAAGAGCCCTCGCCGCAACCCATGCCAGAACCTGCTGCCCCATTTAATGTTTGGGAAGAGATTGTAGTGGATAACCCAGGTCAAACAGTGCCCTTAGCGCTTGAAATTACTTGTTCTTCTTTTACTGAGCCTATTGGCTTTTATATTAATGATGTATTATTTTCTATTACTATTGGTAAACCCCAAGCAGGCATAAATGTTATAGTGGCTGATAGGACTGGGGCAAGTTATAATAATAAAGGAATTGATACTTTTGATTTCCCCACCGCACCTGTTTTAAAGAATGGCAGAAATGTTTTAAAATTTAATAAAACTAATGTGAGTGCGGTTAAGGTAAGATACACTCAAAAATTCTAAGGAGGTAAGTTATGATTAAGCTCTATAATCAAAAGATGGAATATTTATGTCCTATTGAGCTTTTTAAAGACCTCCGGATTACAGAAGAATTAGAGACTGGGTATAAAACTGCCCAGTTTCTAGCTTCTTATTCTATTTAGCTCCAAGAGGAATACAAAATAGAAATAGATGGTTATTTATATGTAATCAAAGAGGTCAATATGGAACGTCCGCAATACTATGATGTATATTGTAAACCCTATTTTGGGACTCTACAAGGCAGACGTATTGATACTCTTACAGGATATGATATGAGTTTTTCAAAATGTATGCAAGAAATATTAGAAGGCACTGATTGGTCTTATCTTCCAGTAGAAGAGATTGCAGGC